TGCGATCAAGCCAGTCACAGTTCGTTACGCACGAATTGGACTTAAGGCATAACTAAGGAGATATAAAAAATGGCAACAGTAAATAAAGATTTTAAAATTAAGAGTGGTTTAGTCGTTGAAGGTTCATCAGCAACCGTTGGCGGTTTTGCAGTTCTTACAAAGAAGCAAGATGATCAAGACTACATCGTTGGTCTTATTGGCGGAACAGCCACATCTGCTAACACTGCAAACACAGTTGTAAAGCGTGATGCATCAGGTAACTTTGCTGCAGGAACAATTACAGCAACAGTAACTGGTACAGTATCAAGTCTTTCAAACCATGACACTGCAGACCTTGCAGAAGGCGCAAACCTATACTTTACAAATGCTCGTGCAATTTCTGCAACAGCAGCATCATATGATGTTCTTGGAGCAGCAGCAGCAGCAAAGACTGCAGCAGAAGCAACAGCAGCATCAGATGCAACTACAAAGGCTAATAACGCAGTAACTTCAGCAAACAGTTACACAGATGGAAAAATTGCAACAGAGGTTACAGACCGTAACTCTGCTATTGCATCTGCAATTTCAACCGAAGTTTCAAATCGTAACACAGCAATTACTAACGCTGTAGCAGCAGTTGTTGATTCAGCACCTGCAGCACTTGATACTCTTAACGAATTGGCAGCAGCACTTGCTGATTCACCAGACACAGTATCAAACCTTACAACTCTTGTTGGAACAAAGGCTCCACTAGCATCACCAGCATTGACTGGCGTACCTACAGCCCCAACAGCAGCAGCAGATACAAACACAACTCAGATTGCGACAACAGCATTTGCTAAGGCAGAGGCTGACGCAGCACAGGCTGCAGCAGAAGCAACTGCTTCAGCAGATGCAACATCTAAGGCAAACGCTGCACAGGCTGCAGCAATTGCACACGCAGATGCACTTACAACATCTGATGTAGCAGAAGGAACAGCACAGTACTTCACAGATGCTCGTGCTAAGTCTTCAGCAGCAGCCCTTTTGACTGGTGCAACACTTTCAAACATTACAATTACAGGTACAGGTGCAGGACTTACTATCACCGCAGAAAATGGTATAGCAGATTCTACAACTTCTAACCTTACAGAAGGTTCAAACCTTTACTTCACAAATGAAAGAGCAGTAGATGCTCTTGAAGCAGTTGTTCCAAACTTCACAGCAGTTGAGATTAACTCAGTTGCTAAGCAGGTTGCAGCAACTCTATCAGCACCAACAGCAGGAGTTCAGACAGCCCATGCTTTCGCAAAGGCTGATTACCGTTCAGCAGAATACATTGTAAAGGTTGCCAATGGAAGTCACACAGATATTTCAAAGGTACTTTTAACACTTGATTCTTCAGATAACATTGCAATCACTGAATACGGAATGGTCTCAACAGGATCATCTCTTGGATCAGTTTCAGCATCAATCTCAGGAGCAAATGTACAACTTCTAGTAACAACTGCCAACAACACTTCAACAGTGACTGTTGTCGGAACATTGCTTAAGTAATAAAAAATAAAAATAGTTGGAAGAGGGAGTAGTAAATGGCAACAGTCGATAAAGACTTCAAGGTCAAGAATGGATTGGTCGTAGCAAACGGCGGTACATTCGGAAGTGCAGTAACAGTAGGAACTCCTACTATTGCAGGCCACGCAGCAACCAAGGAGTATGTAGATTCTGTAACAGGAATGACTGTATCATCAACTGCTCCCTCTTCACCAACTAATGGTAAGCAGTGGTTAGACACTGCAACAAATAGAGTTAATTTCTATTACAATGGAACTTGGTATACCCAAGCAACCATTGATGATACAAATAACTTACCACAGCACATTCACGATACCGCAATTGATGGAACTGGTTTCATAGTGTCTCAGTTCTATGAAGGTGGATCATTCAATAGCCCATTGGGTGTAGGTTTGGATGCAGGTAGCCCCTCTTCAACAGAGTGGACAGTTGTATTCGATGGCGGTAGTGTAGTAGATAATTTCAATTAATAAATTGATGTTATAATAAGATAAGATAATTGGGCAGCCCCCATAAGGAGAAATAAAAATATGGCAACAAGAATGCAACAGCGCAGAGGAACTGCAGCACAATGGACGGCTGCAAACCCTGTTTTAGCAGCAGGTGAAATCGGATTTGAAACCGACACAAATAAGTTTAAAATGGGTAATGGCTCTTCAGCCTGGACAGCATTAACATATTTTGCTAATGCAGCCGAACTAGCAGCCATAGTAGATGCTGCTCCAGAGACTCTTAATACTCTTAATGAGATCGCAGCAGCAATAAATGATGATCCAGCGTTCTTTACAAACTTTGGTCAGACAGTTGGACAATCAATCGCAAACAGTATTGAAACATTTAGACTTGACACAACAGAAATTCACGGTATTGCTAACACAGCAGAACTTGCAACAAAGACTTATGCAGACACAGCAGTTTCAACACATGAATCAGATACATCTGTTCACGGTATTGCAAACACTGCAGACCTAGTAACACAGTCAATGCTTTCAAATGCAATCGACGCAGCAGAGGTAGACCAGGCTACACTAGCAGGAACAGGTCTTGATTGGAATGCAGCAGACGGAAGATTTGATATTGACTCAACAGTAGCAACAAAGACATACGCAGACACATCAGTTTCAACACACAACTCTGGTACAACAGATGTTCATGGAATTGCAGACACTAGCCTGCTAATTACAACAACTGGTACACAAACTCTAACAAACAAAACAATTACATCACCTGCAGGACTTGTAAAGGCAGACGTAGGTCTTGGAAATGTTGATAACACAGCAGATGCTTCAAAGCCAGTATCTACAGCACAGGCTTCAGCAATCGCAACTGCTAAGTCAGAGGCTATTGCAGATGCAACATCACAGGTAAATGCATTACTAACTGGTGCACCAGCAGCATTAAATACACTTGATGAACTTGCTGCAGCACTTGGCGATGACGCAAACTTTGCAGCATCAGTAACAACTAGCCTTGGATTAAAGGTAGATTCTTTAACACCAATTTCACAGAAGACAGCGTCATATACACTTTCATCATTAACTGAAAGAGACGACCTAATTGAAATGGGTTCAGCCTCAGCACTAACTCTTACAATTCCACCAGCATCAGCAGTTGACTATCCAATTGGAACTTCAATTGATATTCTTCAAACTGGAGCAGGTCAGGTTACAATTGCAGCAGGTGCAGGAGTAACTGTTAACGCAACACCAGGATTAAAGTTAAGAACCCAATGGTCTTCTGCAACTCTCTTTAAGAGAGCAGCAAACACATGGGTTGCCTTTGGCGACTTGACAGCGTAATACAAAATTCAATAAGAAATTAGGAGATTAAAAAATGGCAGCAGGTAAAAAGATAGGTAAGAAGTCCCAAGCGTCAAATGACTTTTTGGAACCATTAGCACCAACAGGTGTAACTGGAACAAACGTAGGAACTGGACGGGCATTTAACAATGGCGCAGTTTCTGTAGCATTCTCTCTACCAGCACTTTCTCCTGCTGCTACATCCTTTACAGTAACAGCAAGCACAGGACAGACAGCAACTGGAGCATCGTCTCCTCTTGTTGTAACTGGAATTGCTTCTGCAGCAACGCCAACATTTACAGTAACAGCAACCAATGCTGCAGGAACTTCTGCTGCATCATCTGCCTCTTCTGCGGTAACCGTAACAACAGTTCCAGCAACACCATCTGCACCGACTGCTACAGCAGGCGTTGTTCAAGATACAGTAAACTGGTCAGCACCATCCAATGGTGGCTCAGCAATTACTTCTTATACCTGGGCGTCATCAGATGGAAAGTCTGGCTCAGTTGCAGGAACATCTACAACAGTTACACAAGAAGCAAATACTGCTCAAACATATACTGTTTATGCAACTAACGCAAATGGAAATTCTGGAACATCTCCAGCCTCTAATAGCGTAACCACTATTGCTCCATTCTTTCCGTTCTTCCCACCGTTCTTCCCACCATTCTTCCCATTCTTCCCACCATTCTTCCCACCATTCTTCCCACCATTCTTCCCGTTCTTCCCACCATTCTTCCCGTTCTTCCCACCATTCTTCCCGTTCTTCCCGTTCTTCCCATCATTCGGACCATTCTTCCCATACTTTGCGTGTAGTCCTAATGGAAGTTACTCATATTCATTCCCATGCGGTCCATGCACAGTTATCTGCTTCCAGAACACCCAATGTTGTTCATGTGCGTATGACAGTTGTGGTTCGTTTGCAGGATGCGATTGTTAAGGTATAATAAATGATATATATACATAAATCTAAGGAGATTAAATAATGAGAAAAGTATACAATTTAAAAGTAGGACAAGACATCGTCCCTCTTGAGGTAGTAGAGATCAATGATGATGGAAGTCCAGTAGCCGAAAGAAATGCTGACAAGGTGTTTGCTTATGAGAATAACCCTACCATTGTTAATCTTTCTAATATGAGAGAAATTCCTAGTGTTGGAGATACCTATGACTCATCACTTGAAGACTTTCCGTTTGTTCGTCAATCTACAAAGCCATTCGATTCTTTTGCAGGACACGGGAAGTTTGCATTTGTTGTAGACAACGTGGTTAAACTTGTACTTATAGTTGATTTAAGTAATGAGTACGGATCTGCATTAAACGCTGCTTTGGCAAGTAACCCAGAGTTACTTGAACCAGAAATTACAGAATAATCTTAAGTATTTTTTATGGTATACTTATAGTAATGAGTAGCCTAAAAGGAGAATTTTATGGTAGATTATGATGAAAATAATAATGCCTGGTTTACAAAAGATAGATCGGAAACAGCATCAAACAGAGTTCCTCTTAGGGGCTTAGATCATGGTATCACTACTGAAAATCTTGGTCTGGGTTTGCATGTTTATCACAACACATTCTCTTTAGATGACGCAAATAGATACATAAGTACACTTGAATCAAATCTAAGCGGTAGCGGACCATATAGATGGTCAGAGGCACAGGTAACAAACTCTTCAACTCCAATTAAAAAAGCAAGAGATTGCGTAGACTTTAAATATAAGCAAGAAAACCTTGGTCCAAAAAGTAAAACAAACTCAGAACTAATTGATTTACATGAAGAAATATATCAAAAACTTAAATATTGCATAGATGACTATGCTAAATATTGGGGGATCAATGTTGTATATTATGAAGCCTTTAATTTTGTAAAGTACGAAGGAGAAGGCACACACTTTAATATTCACGCAGATCACGGACCAAGATATAATTGTACCGTTTCTGCTGTTATCTACATTAATGATGACTATGAAGGGGGAGACTTAAAGTTTCCAAGGCTAGACAATCTTGTATATAAGCCAAAGGTGGGGGATATTGCAGTTTTCCCTTCAAACTACATATATGAGCATGCCTCTCTTCCAATGAAGTCAGGAACAAAGTACTGTGTTGTCGTAATGACAGATATAAACGAACTTGGCCACAAGTAGTGAGTATAGAATCTAAGATAGCCATATTTAGATCTTTTAGAACATGGCTAAATAAAGATAGCATATCTGTCCCATCACCTACTCAAAGTGTTATTCCAGACTGGTATAAAAATGCAGATAGGTTTGCTAAAATGCCAAATGGAGAGTATTACAAAGCACCTAAAGAGGTTTGTCCATTTCCAAAAGAAGGAACTGTAGATGACTATGGAAAAATTCCTACATGGAAAGCCTGTCCTGCAATTATGGATGCATTTTCAACTGGGTATATATTTAAAACTCCATGTGATCTTACATTTTTTAAAAATGATCAGGGGATAATTGATGTTAAAGTTCAAGATTTAAAATATAAAGATTTTTGTACACAAAGACCACCAATGCCACAGTTTCATCATCCCTATGGATACTATACTCATCATTTTGCTTGGTCTGCAGATTGGGGACTAGAACTTCCAGAAGGATACAGTGCTTTGTTTATGACACCAATGAATAGGTTTGATCTTCCATTTTTAAATACAACAGGCATTGTTGATTCAGATAAAGTACATTTGCTTGGAAGTTTTCCATTTTTTATCCCAGAAGGCTGGGAAGGGACAATCCCCGCAGGTACTCCATATATCCAGTTTCTTCCTTTTAAAAGAGAAGACTGGAATCATGAGATAGAAATACTGGATCAGTCTACAATTTATGATAAAATGGTATCTAATATGAGAATTTATAGAAAGCCTGACGGCGGAGTATATAAGAATAAAGTATGGTCAAGACGAGAGTATAGATAAGGAATAAAAATGCAGACATGGACAGAAAAACTTGATTTAGGAAATGGCATAAAATGCTATAAGGGTGTCATAAAAAAAGAATTTGATTTAATTAATAGGATTGAAAAGACACTTGGATCTGTTGCAGGATATGGAGAGTTATCAAAAGAAGGTAAAAGATATCACTGGATGCCAGCATATGTTGGATATCAGCAGTTAATGCCAGACTACAGAGATTGCGTTGATTTTAAATTTAAAAAAACAGACATAGAGTTAGACCCTAGTGAAGAGTCTATTAAGTTACAGGCTATTTGGCAAGATGTCTACGATGCTCAGGCAGCAGCAGTTGAAGACTATAGAAAAGATTACAACATTATGCCACTAAAGTATTGGGAAGCATTTAATTTTATTAAGTATGGTCCAGGTCAACACTTTAAAGAGCACCATGATCACGGATACTCTTACAACTGTACTGTGTCTCTTGTTGCATACATTAATGATGATTACGAAGGTGGAGAACTATTTTTTAGATTGCAGGGCTTAAACATTAAGCCAGAGGCTGGAGATCTTTATATTTTCCCTTCTAACTTCATGTATCCTCATCAAGCAATGCCAGTTCATTCTGGAACAAAGTACTCTATTGTTACAATGCTTGACTATAGCAAAAAGTTTCATACACCAGACATGTATGATGCAAAATGGGATAATGAGTAATGTTTAACATATCTGTTGAAAAGATGAATGGTTCATCATTTGACTTAGCCCCAATGTCCATAAAAAGAGACTGGATGGACGAAACATCAGAGGGGCATGCCTATAGATGTTTCCCAGTGACACAATCAAATGTTATTGGCTGGAATCTTTTTTGCAAAAAGGACGTAGAGTTTCTGTGGGATGGAGTAAATGATCAAACACAAGATCACATCAAAATCATTTCAGCACCACAAGGTTCGTATGGTGGAAGAGGGCAGTCATCTATCAGTTTTGATACTGGGTTAGTATTTCGAACAGAGCCAAATGTTAGTATTCTAACAATTAATCCAGTTAATTATTTTAATAACGACTTTGAAACAATGTCTAATTTAATTAGCACTTCTTTTTACGACAACCCATTACCACTAGCAATAAAAGCAAAATCTTCAAACAAAAACATAGTCATTAAGTCAGGAACTCCATTAGCAACAATAATTCCAATCTCTATTTCAAATCTTAACAACACATCTATAAAGATGGTAGATTATGAAGATAGCGACAGAAAAAGATTAGAGGCAAATATGACCTATGGTTCTGCTGCACAAGAAATAAACTCTTCTGGTAAATGGACAGACTGGTACAGAGATGCTGTAGATCAAGATGGAAATTCTATTGGTTCTCATGAAGCAAAAGTTTTAAAATTATCAGTAATAGATAATACATCAAACAAACAGAATGGTATAATGTAATTATGAGTGATAAGGGAGATGTCGTATTCAGAAAGCCATCTATGACGCCTTCTGGATGGTTTGGCAATGGTAAAGAGATGATTGTTGAATTAGAAAATTTTATGACTCAAGAAGAAATAGAGTTTTTAGAGAAGGCTGCAAAGTCTTTGACAATCTGGGATGTAACCCAAAGCCATGTTAACGAAAACGGTACAGTAGTTTATGACTCTGAATACTGGAAAGACAGAGTAGCAACTAGTCCAACTCTAGATAAAAATGATCCAACAATTGCTCCAGTAATTGCAGGCCTGTTTCAAAGACTTAAACCAATCGTTGAAGAGTTCTACAAGGTAAAGGTTACTCCTACTGGCACAACCATTGTCAGATGGCTCCCAGGGCAGTTTCAGAAGCCTCACGCAGACAAAGAATTACACGAGGGTCCAGATGCTGGACTTCCGAATGATTTCCCAAACTATGATCTTTCAAGCCTTTTCTATTTAAATGAAGACTATGAAGGTGGAGAATTGTATTTTCCCCTACAAGGTGTACAGTTTAAACCTAAAAAAGGAGCAGCGTATTTTTTCCCAGGGGATATGAACTATGTTCACGGAGTGACAGAGATTAAGAGTGGTATTAGATACACCTGCCCATTCTTCTGGGAAATAACAGAGCATACAGGAGATAGAAAGCCATGAATCTAAACAATAAAAAAAGAATAACAAAAGACATAGTCGTATATAATAATTTTATAGATAAAGAAACTTGTCAAAAAATGATTAATGCTTTAGATGCACAAGCAGTTAGCGGTAAGATGTCTTGGATGCCAATTTCTTTTTATGAGTCATACTCTTCTGTTCTTCCACAAGACAACGATCAAGAAGTGCTTGATGCTGGATTGTCTCCAACTATATTTTCAGATATTGAGGCAAAAATGCCAGAAGCCATTGCATCAGTACATGACCTAGACCCTAAAGTTATTTCTAAGATTGGGTACCATACACAAAAATGGGAGCCAGGAGCCTACGCAAGAGTTCATTCTGACAATACTGATGAGCATGGAAACTCAGGAGCATTTACTAGAAGCAGGTATGCAGGATTCTTATATTTAAATGATAATTTTGAAGGTGGTCTTCTTAAGTTCCCAGATCAAGATATAGAGATTAAGCCAGAGGTCGGTATGCTCGCTGTGTTTGACGGGGGATTTAACAATATGCACGAAGTATCCTTAATAGAAAGTGGAGTAAGATACACTATCGGATCTTTCTGGGATGATAGAGAAGAGTCTGCATATCCACAAGAATTAAGAGATGCTTGGGCTGCAGAAATGAAAGAAACGAGAGCAAAGCAAGAAATTGAAAGAGCAGAGTGGCAAGAACTTTTAAAGCAAGGATGGAAGTTAGACGCTGATGGAAATAAGTATAAAGTTGAGGATTTGTAAATGGAAGTTTTTTTAAAAAAAGAGTTTGATGATGCTGGATACAAGACTGAGGTTTTGCACGATCACGTATTGGTTGTAGAAAATTTTTTACAAGAAGACGAACTAGAAACAATTTTAGAAATAATTAAAACAACCCCAAATGAAGACTGGTCTATAGAGTATACAAAAAATCTTGCTAGGTTTTGTATGGAAAAGTTTGGAAGAGACGACGTAGAAAACTTAGTTAAAGAAGGTAAGTTTGAAATAACTCAAGGATGGCAAGATAAAAATCTAAGCATTGTTCATCACGCAATAAGCAGAACACTTCAGGATAGACTGGGGGCTCTTGTTGCATCAAGCAATAACTCTCTGGAACTTGCAGGGTTTGGCACTTTGCAAAGAATGCAGCCTGGTGTAGAGTTAAAGTCACACACAGATCAGCATACAGATCCAGCAATTAGATATGCAACAATTCTTTATATTAATGATGACTATGTTGATGGTGCCTTATTCTTTAAAAATAAAGAAAATTCAGACATAAAGCCAACTCCAGGAACACTTCTTGTTTTTCCAGGAAACGAAGAATATGAGCATGGGGTAAAGCATGTGGGAATCGGAACAATCCGATATGTTACAGTTGGATTTATAAAAGAAAAAGATCACTACAAAAATAACAGATACTAGGAGAAAATAATGAATGTAGAAAAGTTAGATCCCAAGGTTTACTACTACACAGATGCTATTGAAGATTTTGCAAATTTTCAAAAAGTTTTAAAAGAATTAGACGAAATAGAAAATGACACTGCGTCGGATGTTAATGTTTGGAAAAACTGGACATCTTCAAATGATAAAAACTTTATATATGGTGAGACAAAGACCTTTGACATTGATGCAATTAATAGACTTGATGGAGAAGTAGCAGAAAAAAGCAAATACATTTACAACTCTATAATGTCTACTCTGTATAACGTATGCAAAGACTATGCTTCATCACTAGGTGACTTTGATGAGCCAAAGATATTCCCAACATTTAACATAAAAAAGTATAATACTGGCATGGGTATGGGCGCTCACTTTGATCAGTTAGATGGAGATCAGACCCTCAGATATTCTTTGGTAATGTATTTAAATGATGACTGCGAAGGTGGAGAAATATCATTTCAATTAAAAGACTATGATGGTGGATGGACATCATCTGACGGATGGGTAAGAGGTGCTCCAGCAGTAGATTTAGACTATGACATAGCAGTTGCTGAAAAGGCTATTGACTTTGGTGTAAAGCCTAAAGCAAATAGCGTAATTATATTCCCAGCGTATCCACCATATTTTCACACGGCACATGTAGTAAAGTCTGGTTTTAAATATATGGTTCCTAGTCATTGGATACACAATGGCATGGACTTTAATCACAGTCAGAGCATGTAATTGAAAACAGCAATTATAACTGGTGCAAGCAAAGGTGTAGGGTATGCAACAGTAAAACTTTTGTCTGAAAATGGATATAAAGTTATTGCCGTTTCAAGAGATCTTTCTAAAGTGTCAGGTCTAGTTTCTGAAAATGTTGAAGTCTATCAAATGGACATAACAAGTCAAAGTGAAATTAAAAAGTTTTATGAAAAATATAGCAATATAACTCTTGACTTGCTTGTTAACAATGCAGGTGGAGGATCAGGGCCAACTCAGATTATCAATGAAACAATGGACAACTTTAGAAGAGCCTATGACATAAACGTATCTGGACCAATGTACCTATCACAACTCTTTGTTCCTTCTATGAAGAAGTCAGAATCCCCTACAATTATTTTTATTAGTTCTCTGGGTGGTAAGTTCCCATACAGAACTGGTGGAAATTATACTAATGCTAAAAGAGGAATGATGGCTCTTGTAGATACTATGAGGCTAGAGTTTCCAGAGTATGGAATTAAAGTTACTGAAATTTGTCCAGGAACAATTGATACACAAGAAGAAAAAAGAGAGATTGCTATAACTGCTGAGGATATGGCTGAATCTATAAGATGGGTAGCAAGTCTACCTAAACATGTTAACATAAATCATATAGAGATAAATCATATCCTCAGTGGCAAATAGTTCTTAAGTCTCAACCTGTTATTTAGGGGAGAGTTTTGCTTTTCATAAAACTCTGCTATACTTAGGTCTTAATCCGTTTTTGAAAGGACGATACATATTATGTCAGATTTTTTTAGTTTTAAACTTCCAGAGGACTTCGTAGAAAAATACAAGAACCAAGAAAGCCCATTTGGGTTTAAGGATGCAGCAGAAAATTCACTTGGAGAAATTACTTTTATTCGTACATATTCTCGCATGAAGGAAGATGGAACTAAGGAAAGATGGCATGAAGTTTGTCGTCGTGTAATCGAGGGTATGTATTCAGTACAGAAGAATCATGCTAAAGAAAACCGTCTACCATGGAATGATTACAAGGCTCAGAAGTCTGCACAAGAAGCATTCCAAAGAATGTTTGAATTAAAGTGGACTCCACCAGGTCGTGGTATGTGGGCATTTGGAACTCCTATGACTATGGAGAAAAAGAACTCAGCAGCACTACAAAACTGTGCAATGGTTTCCACAAAGGACCTTGATAAGAATGATCCAGGAGCCCTATTTGCTTGGGTTATGGATGCATTAATGCTTGGTATTGGTGTAGGGTTTGATACAGTGGGACAGGATAAGAATTTCTCAATCTATGCTCCGACAGAACCAGAACAGATATTCGAAATCCCAGACACTCGTGAAGGATGGGTAGAGTCAGTCAGACTTCTTATCAACTCATACCTTAGAGCAAACCAGAGCATTCAGAAGTTTAACTATGATTTGATCAGACCCCTTGGAGCCCCTATTAAGGGCTTTGGAGGCGTTGCATCAGGGCCTGCACCTCTTATCAAGTTGCACGACCAGATAGACCGTGTAATCGGCTCCAGAGGCGGAGAAACACTAGACTCTCGTGCTATTGTAGACCTTGTGAACCTTATTGGTACCTGCGTGGTATCAGGCAATGTTCGTAGATCAGCAACTCTTGCTTTGGGTAATGCAGGTGATGAAACATTTATGAATCTAAAGAATTCAGAACTATTCCCAGAACGTAACTCATTTGATCCAGAGAATCCAGGTTGGGCTTGGATGTCTAATAATTCTATTTCAGCAGAAGTAGGAACAAAGTACGAAGACTATGTAGATTTAATTACGGAGAATGGAGAACCAGGTTTTATCTGGCTTGATGTTGCTCGTAATTATGGACGACTAAAGGATGCGCCAGACGGTAAGGATTATCGTGTGATGGGATTTAACCCATGTGCGGAGCAGCCATTGGAATCATATGAATTATGTACACTTGTAGAAGTGCACTTGAATCGTCATGAATCTAAGGAGGACTTCCTGCGTACCCTTAAGTTTGCATACCTTTACGGAAAGACTGTAACACTTGTTCCAACACACTGGCCACAAACAAACGGTATCATGCAACGTAACCGTCGTATTGGTACATCACTAACAGGTATCGCATCATTTGCAGATCAAAAGGGTTTGCCAATTGTTCGTGAGTGGATGGATGAAGGATATAACAAGATTCGTCACTACGATCATCAGTATTCAGAATGGCTTTGTGTTCGTGAATCAATTCGTGTAACAACAGTTAAGCCATCAGGATCAGTTTCAATTCTTTCTGGTGCAACGCCTGGGGTTCACTGGGGTCCTGGAGGAAACTTCTTCCTTCGTGCAATTAGATTTGGCACTACAGATCCAATGATTCATTTGTTCAAAGCAGCAGGGTACACAGTTGAAGACGACGTAGTGTCAGCAAATACTTCAGTAGTCTATTTCCCTATTAAGTCAGGTCATCCGAGATCTGAAAAGGAAGTAACATTATTTGAAAAAATTGCTCTTGCTGCAACTGCTCAGAAGTACTGGTCTGACAATGGTGTTTCTGTAACATTGTCATTTGATAAGGAAACAGAATCAAAGCATATTGTTCCAGCACTCAATATGTACGAGGGACAGTTGAAGGCAGTATCATTCCTTCCAATGGGAAATACTGTTTATCCTCAACAACCGTATACTCAGATTACTGAAGAGCAGTATGAGTCATATGTTGGCAAGTTGAAGCATATTGATTTTGGTGCAATTTATGACGGCGTAGATAATCTTGAGGCTCAAGGCGAGGCTTATTGCACTACAGATTACTGTGAAATAAAAGTATCTTAGTATGATAAAATAGACTTATAATGTCTAATCCATCAAACCTCTATGCAGAGAAAATATATGCTGAACACCCAATGGCTTTTTGGGCACTGGATGATAAGGCAGACTATATAAGTTTAATTGATGAAAATCAAAGGAATCTTGCGGATCTTGAGTATTGGGAAGAACCAGTAAATGGCTCTGCAAGCGAATACTCTCTTGTTGAAAATACTCCTTTTATAGAAAGTTCAATAACAAAAATAACAGGGGATTTAACTAACAACGATTTCGGCCAGATAGTTTGTATAAGCAAAGACATTGCTAACTTTTCTTCATTAAACAAAGAGTTGTCGACATTTTCAATAGGAGCCTTCATTAATTCACTTAGTGCTTATGTTTACAGTTTTGAGATTGGATATGAGTATGATGACACAGTTAGTGGTAGCACAATACAAAGATTAAAAACATATTTTTCTTCAGTAAGAGAAAGATGGGTTTTTATTTCAGAAACATTTGATACACCAGATGAAAACGCAACATTTAGAATTGTTATAAAAATTAACTATATTGGACAAGGAAATAATGTAGAGGACTACGAGTTTTTAATTAATGGAGTTTCTGTTGGTCAATGGTCAGAAGAGTTTAACGCATCTTCTCTTGGCGTTAAAGGTAACTTTTTGCCAAACGATATATCAATAGAGCCCACCTATGGAGTTGAAGCGGTTGCGTATGGTCGTCAAGATAAAAAAGGTTACTACCTAACATCTAATGAAAGCCTAATGGCAAAAAATACTGGCATTCCTTTAGTATATGGGGCAACTGGCCTAACGAAACTTTTACCAAATTCAAACTCTAATGGAATGACATACGACGTTTCTTCTTCTGGAATGTCTTCCTATGTTTTTGCTGGTACACAAAACCCAACAATAACAGTTACACGTGGTTCAACCTACACTTTCCAGATAAATGCCCCTGGTCACCCATTTTCAATACAGAGGATAGAAGGAGCATACAATGCTCAAAATCAATACAACAATGGAGTTGAGAATAACGGTACTGAAAATGGAAACATTGTTTGGGTAGTTCCAGAAAATGCTCCAGACTCTATTTATTATGTTTGTAAAAATCATGCAGCAATGAACGGAAAAATAAACGTTGTTGATCCAGCACCAAAGCCATCTTTTATAATTCCAGCACAAGGATTTTTAGGAGCAGATGGACAATACAAAGAATATACTCTAGAGGCCTGGCTAAGGATTAACTCAGACTCAATAACAAAGAGAAGAATCCTTGGACCGCTTGGCTCTACTGACGGTTTATACGTAGAAGGCCCATTCTTAATCTTAAAAGTTGGATTAAACTTTGGATCTTATTATGTTGGAGAGTGGACAAGGCCAATGCTGACACACATAAGGGTTGGCGAAAACAATTCTTCATTACTTGTAAATGGTGAAGAGGTTATATCTTTAAACTATCTAACTGAAGAGTTGTCGTTTCCAACTAGCCTAGATTCTGACGATAGAAATCAAGACTGGATTGGTTTTTATGCTTACGATGATGTTTCTCCAGTCGAACTTGACTGTGTTGCATTGTACACTTACCAAGTCCCAATAATCTTGGCTAAAAAACGATTTGTTTATGGTCAGGGAGTAGAGATACCAGAGGGTATAAATAAAGCATACAGTGGCTCATCTATCTATGTTGATTATCCGTTTGCTAACTATGCAAATAACTACTCATACCCAAACATAGGAAACTGGTCTCAAGCGATAGTTGATAACTTAAAAACAGATAATAACCTTTTGTCTACTCCAGAATATGAGTTGCCAGAAATTATATTAGGGTCTGGATATCTGGAAGATTTGTATTCCGAACTACTTCCTTTGCAAAATGAAGAATCTGTGTTCTTTTCTTTTGGGAATAGACAAGAATCTTATATATACTTTGACAGTTTAAACTTTTTAAAAGAAAAAGTAAAATCTTTTTATGGATCATTTAAGTTTACATCTATTCCAACAACAAAACAAATTTTATTTAAAGCAGAATCAAAAACATCCTCAAACTACTTTGAGATTTCTTCTATAGGAACATCCATATCCTACACCTTAAGGTATAACGATTTAGAAGAAACTTTATTAACTTTGTCTGCAATAAATGTTAATGAGATGTTTTCTGTAGGGGTAGATGTAGAAACTATTTCTCGTTATTTTGGTGGCAATGTTGCTTCTTTCTTTGGTAATGCAAGCAGTCTTAGTTTTTATGTTGGAGGAAGTTTCGTCCCAACAGAAACGTTTTCTGGGAAAATATACAAGGTGGGGTTTTGTACATCTAGAAACCATAAGTCTATCCTTGAATTTTTTAATGAAAAAGGAATTGTTATAGAAAATGACAGCGTATTTATTGAGTATTTGCAAACACCAGATGTAGATTACAACTCAACAGATGACTATTTTGGTAATAATCCAGGAGAATGGGACTCTATAATTGACTCAGGACTGCCATCTTTAGGATCAGCAAATACTCTTCAAGCACACACGGCAAGTTATACCTTGTCTCCACTAATAAATTTTGGACTATACTCATTAGATATAGATATTCAGGGATATTGGGAAGACTATCTTCCTCTTACATATTTTGCAAAGTATGTTACAGATAGTAAAAATAAACCTTACTACGATTTAGACTTTATTCAGTTTAATATAAACTATCCAGCACCATCTGTTTTCGTAGAAGAAGAACAGTTAGGGTCTTGGACATATAAAGAACTTTATGATGAATACAATGTTCCCGTGCAAAGAGACTACTCATCACTTGACAACCAACTTTTTACAGGGTATTTAGACTATACAGATTTAAGAGATAGGGCATTTAGAAACTATAAGTACGACACCTCAAACTCTCTTGTAAAATCTTATATTACTTTTCAATATGTTAAAAATGGTGCAAACCTTTCAGAAGATAATTTTATAAATATAGAAAAACCATCAAATGATTCATTTGTTATTCCAGGGGATAATTGGAGAAGTACCAAGTATGAGGTTGTGGATAACATGGTTATCTATACTCCAAAAGATGTAAGCAACCTTGATCTTGCAATTGTTACCCATCTTGAGTTTAATGTTAAGGGAATATTAAAAAATAAGGTTTCAGTCAGAACACTTGAATACTGTTCTCAAGCATTCAATAACACCTCTCCCAATCCAGTTGGAACAAGGTTTGGACACCAACTATTTCCATATAAAAAGTCTGGATTCTATTATGACTATAAAAGTGAAAATCCATTTACAATATACAAAGGAACATCCCCTTATCTATATCTAACTAGATACACTGGAATAGAAGTAAAGGGCACTATGGACCCAACGATTAACAGAGGTTTGTCAATTGCTGTTAATAAAGAAAAATCTAATAATTTTAAAGTTATGGCTATGCAGATGGCAGTCAGATATGACAAAGATGCTTTTTCTTATGGATCAGTAGAGGTGTTTGAGATTAAGTCAAGAGACCGACACATAAAGTTTTATCTATCTGCTATTCACCCATCTGGACAAAGAGCAAAAATTTATGCTTTAGATGCAAATACTGGAAGACTAGAAAATGGAATTAAGTTTTACCTTAATGGGAAGATTGTAAAAGAGCCAGTCATTACCGTAAAGGAGTGGGCCTTCTTGGGAATATCTTTTCCAAAGGTATTAGACTTTAAGAATAGGGCTGGTTTGATCAATCTGAATGGCCCTTTGCTATTTAATACAATTTCTTACTATGAGTCAAGCAACCTTCAGGATGTCACGCAAGATGAGTATAGAAGTTGGTTTGGAGTAAAGTATATTCTTCCAAGAGATATTGAATGGGATTACTGGCTAACTGGGGACTTCTTATGGGAAGGAACCTTGATCCTTGCCTCAAATAACTACTACAGCATTGACCCATCAACTATCTATAAGAGTTATACAGGAACTAATAAGATTATTATTGATTCTGATGCCAAACTAGTAATTGACAATAAGCGATCAAGCACTGAGCACGAGTATCGAATCTATTCTGGTATTAAATCGAAACTAATAACCACCACTGCCATCTAATGTGGTATACTTTAGTATATGAATACACAAGATCCACGTAAAAAAAAGAAGGCTTTGCCCAAAATGAAGGGGCAAGTGGGCGAGTCCCGTGCAAGGGTTATTGAAAAACACTATGACTGGGGACTATACGTTTATAAAAAAGCCAATGGAAAGTGGTTTACAGATGGAAATGGTTCAGTTCTTAATATTGAATCAATGAAAGGTGACATCCTACAGATATCTAAACTTAAAGATGCTGCAAAGTATTATGGTGACGAAGGAGACGGAACCTGTGTGTTTGTTCCAGGGCTTACAAGAATTTCAGAAGAAGAATACTCTGAACAAAAGCAAAGACTATCAGAAGGTCTGATTCCTTCAATGAACGACCTTGGAGCAGTTCAAGCAGCCAAGGATACTATTGCAAAATATGGAAGTGATGACTAATGAGTGATGAGAAAGAATTTTTTATTAGAGCAAAAACAGATAGCCCACTACCAGAAGATGATACATTCACAAAGCAAGATCCCTTTAATCAGTCTTGGGATGTTATTAAAGATTTGCAAGGGCTAGATGCTAATTTCAAAAGAAGAACAACTCGTGTACTAAAGGGTGAAGCAACACCAGCATATATAGAAAGTTCAAGAGCAGAAAGCACTGGCCGTGATGGAGCAAAGTCTAAAGAGATTAACTCAGGAACAGTTTTTAGAAATGCTTACGGCCTATTTGATGTAATTACTCCACCATGGAACCTTTACGAACTTGCAAGTTTCTACGACACATCATTTGCAAACCACGCAGCAATCGATGCTAAGGTAGAAAATATTGTCGGTCTTGGGTATGAGTTTCAGGTTGCAAAGAGAACAATGCTTAAGTTAGAGGCCTCAGAGCCAAAGACAGCAGAGAATGCACGTAAGAGAATTGAAAGAGCAAAGATTGAGTTAACTGATTGGCTAGAGTCTTTAAATACAGAAGACTCATTTACTACAACAATGGAAAAAGTTTTTACAGATCTTCAGGCGACTGGCAATGGATACCTTGAGGTAGGAAGAACGGTTCGTGGAGATATTGGGTACGTTGGTCATATCCCGTCTACAACTATGCGTGTACGTAGATTGCGTGATGGCTTTGTGCAGGTTATTGCAAATAAGGTTGTTTACTTCCGTAACTTTGGAGCAACAAATGCAAACCCGCTTGGGACTGACGCAAGACCAAATGAGATTATTCATTTTAAGGAATACTCACCTTTAAATACTTTTTATGGAGTTCCAGACATCATGTCAGCAATTGGCTCTCTTCATGGAGACCAACTTGCCTCACAGTATAACATTGACTACTTCCAGAATAAGGCTACGCCAAGATATGTTGTTACTCTTAAGGGTGCTAAGTTATCTGCAGAGGCAGAAGATAAAATGTTTAGATTCCTTCAAAGTGGACTAAAGGGTCAAAATCATAGAACTTTGTATATACCGCTACCAGGAGACTCTGACACAAACAAGGTAGAATTTAAGATGGATCCTGTAGAAAATGGAATTCAAGAGGCATCATTTAAGGAATACAGAAAACAAAACAGGGATGACATTCTTGTTGCTCACCAGGTTCCTCTTTCTAAGATTGGTGGCTCTGACTCTTCAGCCATTGCTGCTGCACTGTCGCAAGACCGCACCTTTAAGGAACAGGTTGCAAGACCAGCACAAAGAAACCTTGAGAAGATGATTAATAAAATTGTAAAAGAAAAAACAGATATTCTGGAGTTTAAGTTCAATGAACTTACGCTTACAGATGAAATTGCTCAATCACAGATTATCGAAAGACTTGTTAAGACACAGGTTATGCTTCCAAATGAAGGCAGAGAACTTCTTGGTCTTCCACAGATCGAAGGTGGCAATGAGCCACTACAATTGAAGCCAGAGCAAGTAGCAGACGATAATGCAAATAGAGCAAGGGACACAGAAAGAACAAACAACCAGTCTGATGGACCAGCCACAGTAAGTGGGAGAAATCCAAAAGGCGAAGGTCGTAAAGTTGACGATGTGCCCGATTTGTCCAAATAGTGATACTTCAATAAAAAAGGGTATATAATAGAATAACCATGATTATATCTAAAGCACACTGGAATTCAGAGGGAGATAATCTCCGACTTTCGATGCCTTTTAGCAAGGTAGATAAAGAGCGAAGAGTCGTATCAGGATTTGCATCACTTGACAACTTAGACAAGCAAATGGACATTGTTACATCTGAAGCATCCATGTCAGCCTTTGCAAAGTTCCGTGGAAATATCAGAGAGATGCACCAACCTTTAGCAGTTGGTAAGATGGTAAACTTTAAAGAAGACAAGTATTTTGATCCAGAATCAAAGAAATTTTATAAAGGTGTTTTTGTATCGGCGTATATTTCAAAAGGTGCACAAGATACTTGGGAAAAAGTTTTAGATGGAACCCTTACTGGTTTTTCTATTGGGGGACGAATGAATAAGTGGGACGATGGATACGATGAGAAGTCAGATACACAAATTAGAATTATTAAAGATTATGATTTAGTTGAGTTGAGTCTTGTAGATTCCCCAGCAAATCAATTTGCTAACATTGTATCTGTTGAGAAGGTAGACGGAGTAGACGTGTTTAAGGGTGACACAACAGTTTTAGAAAATGTATTTTACGACAAAGCCAATGGAATAGTTTTATCATCTGAGAATGATTCAGAACTTAGTCCAGTAACTGGTGAGCAAATGGAGAATATAGGTTTCGTTGAAAAAACGGATAACGAAAAAATAACAATGATAAAATTCTTAGTCGATAGTGCTAAAGGCATTAATACTTCTAAGATTAACAAGGAGGTACAATCTATGACAAAAAACACAGAAACAGTTGCAGAAGTTATTGAAACAGAAGCATCAGTAGAAGTAGCAAAGTCAGAGGTCGCTCCAGAGGTTGATGCAGTAGTTGAAACACCTACAGAAGAAGTTACTAAGGCTGATGAAGCCGTAGCATCTGAAGAAGTTGCAAAGTCTGAAGAGACTCCTGCAGTTGATGTAGTTGAAGAAGTTACAGAAGTATCTAAATCAGATGAAGCAGTTGTTGACTCAGTTGCTGAAATCAAAAACACTCTAGAATCAGCCTTTAGCGATCTAGTTTTAACAGTAAAGTCTTTGCAGGCAGAAGTAGAAATGCTTAAGTCTTCTAAGGTAGATGTTGAAACAGCAAAACAATCATTTGAAGCAGTTGCAAAAGATATTGCAGCAGCAACAAATACATTCAATGAATTTGGTAAGCGTGTGGAACTTGTAGAGCAAGACACTGCTTTCCGAAAGTCTGGCGATCTCGGCGAGATAGTACAGAATCAGCCTGAAACGGTTGAAAAATCCCTATGGGGCGGTAGTTTC